CGCATATTGACGCGTCCGCGCCGGTTTGCAGCGCGGCCATGGGCGCGATATCGGAGCGGATAATAAAGGTTTGCACAATCGCGCCGGTCTTATCGTTTTTAGAATCGCCGTTGATTTTGTTGACAATAACAACTATCGGCGCGCCGTCGATTTTGGACGGGCCTTCATATGCGATATATCCTAGAATTTTTGACATGGTTTTTACTTTCGTTTAGTTGATTGACGCGCGGCCGGTGTGGCCGCGCTGGATTTGATTAACGACGGCCGGTGATAAATTCAGGATTTGACGCAACTTTGTAAATAATGGCCAGCCCGAGAATTGTATTTTGCTGGCTGGTTTTTAACGCGCTGCGATAGAGCGCGGACAATCCACGCGCGATATAGTCGTCGCCGAGAGTTGCGCCGTTAACGATAATTTTCGCGATGTCGCGTTGTTGGGCTTTGTTTAGTGTGTTCATCATGTGACTTTCGTTTAGTTGATTATGTGGCGCAAAATCGCGCGCACAAATTAATGTAAGGGATTCACTTGCATTTGTCAACAACTATTTTCTAGGTGTTTACCCTATTTTTTGTGGGCATTGTGGGTTATTTGTAGGCATGCGCGGCATGACCTGAATTGCCTACATAAAAGGCCCGTAGTTGCTGGGTTTTTTGTTGCTTGTAGGTCATATTGTCAATTATTTGTATATTCGTTTAGCAGATTAAAAAGTAGTACTATATAGTTATAGGTTGTGTACGGGTACGCCGTTTGGCCAGCGACTAAAAACATATGACAACATTGCCCACATTGCCTACATTATGCTTTTGATAAGTATATGGCCACGATGTTAGTGGCCACTAACTTAGGTCAAATGGCCATCGGCCCCAGCCCGATGTTAGTAAGCACTCACTTTGCCTGGCTAAGTTAGTAAGCACTCACTTCGCTAAGTTAGCGAGCACTAACATATAGATTTGACAAGTTAGTAGACACTAACTTAGCGGCTGTAAGTAAGTGCTCACTAACCAGGCTGCTGTAAGTAAGTGCTCACTAACATAGGGGGTGGGGGTAGGGCCGACGGCCAGGGCCATACGGTGACGGAGGGTTCACAAACAATTTTTTTTATTTTTAAAAAATGGCTACACGACTTCAAAGCCAAAAATAATTGCCCACATGACCCACGTTTGGTATATTCGGGCACATGTTTCACAGTCTTCCATTTGAGCCGCGCAAGATCGTTGCGACCGAAGCGCGGCTAAACAAAATCTACGAAGCCGCCAAGCTGGGCTTGAAGGGCGACGCATTGGCGCTGGCGTCAGGCATGCTGCCCACCGAGTACCGGCAACTGTGCGAGTTGGATCCAATAGCGGACATGGCTGCGCTCAAGGGCAAAGCCGACGGCGAGTTGGAGATGTCTAAGTGTCTGCACAAGGCCGCGACCGAAGGCGACGCCAAAGCGGCGTTGGCGATCCTCCAGCACTCACACGGCTGGGTGGCCAAGCAGTCCATCAGCATTGATGTCGACCAGCGCATCAGCATCGTCGGCGCGCTACGCCAAGCCGAGTCACGGGTCATTGATGTGATCGCCAACGAACCAAGTCCAACACTGGAACACAAGGTAAATGCAGAACACCATCTACAGCGCTGAAGACGAACAGGAATTGATGGCCAGGCTTTGGAGTCCGGCGATCAGGGACAACCCGCTGGCGTTTGTAATGTTTGCGTTTCCTTGGGGTGTCAAGGGCACACCATTGGAAAACTTCCAAGGCCCGCGCAAATGGCAGCGCGAGGTGCTGCTGGATGTGGCCGAACATATAAAGATAAATCAGGGCAAGCTGGACTTTGACGTATTGCAAGAGGCAATATCGTCAGGCCGTGGTATTGGTAAGTCGGCGTTGGTCAGTTGGCTAACTATTTGGATGGTGGCCACACGAATTGGCTCGACGACCATCATTTCGGCCAACTCGGAAAGCCAGCTCAGATCAATCACTTGGGCCGAGATCACAAAATGGCTGGCGATGTCAATCAACAGCCACTGGTTTGAGGTGTCAGCCACCAGAGTGATGCCCGCCAAGTGGCTGACCGAACTGGTTGAGCGGGATTTGAAGAAGGGCACACGCTACTGGGGCGTCGAAGGGCGCTTATGGTCAGCGGAAAACCCCGACGCGTACGCTGGTGTGCACAATTTTGACGGTGTTTTGGTGATTTTTGACGAGGCCAGTGGTATTGACGACTCCATTTGGGCAGTTACTAGCGGTTTTTTTACAGAAAACACACCAAATCGTTTCTGGATGGCTTTTTCCAACCCACGGCGCAACACTGGGTACTTTTACGAGGCGTTTAACAGTAAGCGCGAGTTCTGGCGCACAAAAGTGGTGGATGCGCGCACGGTCGAGGGTACCGACAAGGCGGTTTATCAGCGGATTATTGATGAGTATGGGCCAGACTCGGCGCAGGCGCACGTTGAGGTGTACGGTCAGTTTCCCAACGCGGGGGATGACCAGTTCATTGGGGCCGACATCGTGGACGACGCGATGAAACGGACGAAATACCAGGATCAGTCAGCACCGATTGTGATCGGGGTAGACCCCGCACGGTTCGGGGCGGACGCCACGGTCATCGCGGTGCGCCAAGGTCGGGACATTGTGAAGATCATGCGCCACAGGGGCGACGACACCATGACGGTGGTCGGGCATGTGATCGAAGCGATTGAAGAATTCAAGCCGACGCTGACCGTGATCGACGAAGGTGGCCTAGGGGCTGGCATCGTGGATCGGCTGAAGGAGCAACGGTACAAGATCAAGGGTGTGAACTTCGGAAATAAGGCGAAGAACCCGATCATGTACGGCAATATGCGCGCGCAGATGTGGGGTGACATGCGCGAGTGGCTGAAGACGGCGGCGATTCCAAACGACAGGTTCTTGAAGACGGACTTGATTTCGCCTATGATGAAGCCTGACTCAAAAGGGACGATTTTCTTGGAAAGCAAAAAAGACATGAAGTCGCGTGGGTTGGCGTCACCTGACGCAGCCGATGCGATTGCTGTTACATTTGCATTTCCTGTAGCACATCGGCAATATGTTGAACCAAGCCGCCGCGTGAACGCGCAAGGCAGTGGGGTCAACGCATCATGGATGGGGAGTTAAATGAAGAAGACGGTATCTCTGTCAGTAGGTCGAGGCGAGAAACTCCCTACATCTAAGGGCGCTGGTTTGACGGCCAAAGGGCGCGAGAAGTACAATCGTGAAACTGGCTCTAACCTTAAAGCGCCAGCACCAAACCCTAAGACCAAGGCAGACCAAGGCCGCAAGGATTCATTTTGTGCAAGAATGGGCGCGGTAGCGGCCAACGCCAAAGACGGCGAACGCGCTAAAGCAGCCCTTAAACGATGGAAGTGTTAATCATGGCTACAAAACCTGGACTCTACGCAAACATCCACGCAAAACAGGCTCGTATCAAAGCGGGCTCTGGCGAGAAGATGAACAAGCCTGGCAGCAAGAATGCGCCAACGGCTAAAGATTTCAAAGAGTCAGCTAAAACTGCGAAGAAAAAATAATGGCAAACACCAAAGCAACCGGCGTTGCATACCTAGACCCAGAGTTCACCACTTGTTATGCCAGTGAAGAAATTGGCTACGCCCTTGCCGGACAAGGCGCGGTAACTCAAGGCTCAAGCAAGTCAACTGGCGTTACGCTTAACACAAGCATGGGCCGGATCACAACAGACAGCGCAACGCTTAACACGTTGACCAATGTAACTTTTACGTTGACCAACAGCTTGATCAGCGTAAAAGATGTGATTATTTTGAACGTAAGTTCCAACGCTACATCAGGTGCGTATAACTGCTGGATCAGCAGCATGAGCGCGGGCACTTGTACGATTACACTGCGAAACATCAGCGGCGGCAATTTATCCGAAGCTGTTGTAATCAACTTTGCAATTATTCATGGAGCGTCTTAACCATGCCGCTGGTAAAATCAAAGTCACCCGAAGCCTTCCGCAAAAACATTAAAGCGGAAGTTAAAGCTGGCAAGCCTGTCAAGCAGGCCGTGGCTATTGCGTATGCAGTTAAACGTGCGGCACCAAAAGGTAAGAAATAATGGCAGATTACACAGGCATCGCCGCAGCCGGTGCTGTGGCCAACGGCGGCAAAAAGAAGACTGAGTCTGGTATTCTGGCGACCGCCCGCGACCGCCTCAACATGGCGATTGGGGCGTTGTCTGAATCCCGTGAAGATGAGATTGACGATTTAAAGTTCTACGCTGGCTCACCCGACAATCGTTGGCAGTGGCCAGCGGACGTGTTGGCCACCCGTGGTTCTGTGCAAGGCCAAACGATCAACGCCAGACCGTGTCTGACGATCAATAAGTTACCCCAGCACGTAAGGCAGGTGACCAATGACCAAAGGCAGAACCGCCCAAGTGGCAAGGTTATTCCAGCCGACGACCACGCAGACATCGAAGTCGCCGAAATCTTCAACGGCATGGTCAGACACATCGAATACATCAGCGATGCTGACGTCGCGTACGATACAGCGTGTGAAAACCAAGTCTCCTACGGCGAAGGTTACATCCGCATCCTGACCGAATACTGCGACGAAAACACGTTTGACCAAGACATCAAGATTGGCCGTGTACGCAACTCATTCAGCGTCTACATGGATCCAACAATCCAAGACCCAACCGGCGCAGATGCCAAGTGGTGCTTCGTTACTGAAGACATCACCAAAGAAGAATATGCGCGGATGTATCCTGATTCTGCGCCCATCACCACCTTGCAAACGCTGGGTGTGGGTGACCAAAATTTGAGTCAGTGGCTCATGGAAGACACTGTCCGCATTGCTGACTACTACTACGTAGACTACGACAGAGCAACGCTTAACCTGTACCCTGGGAACGTGACCGCATTTGACGGCACCTTAGAGGACAAACAACTGAAAGAAATCTATGGAAAACCTAAAAAATCTCGTGAATCTGATCGTGTCAAAGTTAAATACTGCAAGATTAACGGCTATGAAATTCTTGAAGAACGCGATTGGGCGGGGAAATACATCCCCGTAGTTCGCATCGTCGGCAATGAATTTGAAGTTGATGGGCGCTTGTACGTGTCTGGCCTTGTGCGTAACGCCAAGGATGCCCAGCGCATGTACAACTACTGGGTAAGCCAAGAAGCAGAAATGCTTGCCCTTGCACCGAAAGCGCCATTTATTGGCTACGGCGGCCAGTTTGAAGGCTACGAAAACCAGTGGAAGACTGCAAACACGACCAACTGGCCGTATTTGGAAGTCAACCCAGACGTCACAGACGGTCAAGGTGCGGTGTTGCCGTTGCCTGCCCGTGCCCAACCGCCAATGGCGTCGAGCGGTCTGTTGCAAGCCAAAGCTGGCGCATCTGAGGACATCAAAGCGTCTACTGGCCAATACAACGCATCTTTGGGCATGTCATCCAATGAACGCTCAGGCAAAGCCATTTTGGCTCGCCAGCGCGAGGGCGATGTGGGCACTTACCACTACGGCGACAACTTGGCCCGTGGTGTGCGACACATTGTGCGTCAGTTAGTGGACTTGATCCCCAAGGTGTACGACACCCAGCGCGTGGCCCGCATCATTGGTGTGGACGGTGAAACCGATATGGTCAAGTTAAACCCTGACCAGCCGGAAGCTGTTCGCAAGATTACCGATCAGAACAACCCTGACATCGTAATTGACAAAATCTACAACCCCAACGTCGGCAAGTACGATGTGGTGGTGGCCACCGGCCCAGGCTACGCGACCAAGCGCCAAGAAGCCTTGGAAGCAATGGCTCAACTGTTGCAAGGCAACCCACAACTGTGGACTGTTGCCGGTGACCTGTTTGTGAAGAACATGGACTGGCCAGGTGCCCAAGAAATGGCCAAACGGTTTGCCAAGACCATTGATCCTAAGCTCATGGAAGACGGCGACAAGTCACCAGAGTTGCAAGCAGCGGAACAGCAAATGCAAGCAATGGGTCAAGAGATGGAACAGATGCACCAGATGATCCAAAATGTCGGCAAATCCATCGAAGCGCAAGATATGCAACGCAAAGATTTTGAAGCTGAAGTTAAGATGTACGAAGCCGAAACCAAGCGGATCGCTGCGGTGCAGGCTGGCATGACTGAGCAACAGATTCAAGATATTGCAATGGGCGTGGTTGCTGCGGCAATGGAGTCGCAAAATATGCTCAATGAAATGCCTGAGATGCGCGAAGAGTCCATGCCTATGGAAATGACGCCACCGGAAGGTGAAATGATGCCACCAGAGCAAGAAATGATGCCACCACAAGGAATGCCACAATGAAAGCCGCTGATTTTTTAGGCTTGCTGTTTCTAGCACGGGACGTGACGCACAGCGTTCACTTGAACACCCGCAGCTTCAGCAAGCACGAAGCACTTAACATTTTCTATGATCGCATTGTTGGCGCGGCGGATGATTTTGCTGAAGCCTACCAAGGCCGTCATGGTTTAATTGGCCCCATCACTTTGCATTCGGCAAAGAAAACCAGCAACATCATTGAGTTTTTAGAAAGCTCGTTGGCTGAAATTGAAGAGGCTCGGTATAAAGTTGCAGACAAAACGGATTCTTCGTTGCAACAGTTGATAGATAATATTGTTGAAATCTATCTTCGCACTTTGTACAAATTGAAATACTTAGCATAAGGAAACATCATGGAACTCTTAAACCCTTTGGCAGATGCTGATTTTCCAGCTAAGTCTATCTCTTACACCGGCACTGCTGGTGTAACTGGCACATGGCCTGCTGGCCCTCAAGGCGTTGTGGTTTGGTCTGACCAAGCCTGCTATGTCTTGGTTGGTGAAGGCGTTACTGCCACCACATCTAGCACTCCAGTTCCACCATTTACGCCCATTCCGTTTAAGGTGCCACAAGGCACTGGCGGTCAATGGCGCGTGAGCGCAATTAGAGTGTCTGCTGATGGCACGGTGTACGCTAAACCAATGAACTCACAATGAGTTACTTTGGCATCCCTATTCGGAACGGTGTTGCCATCGGTATTGGCAACATTATTTCCCTTTTGTCTGGGTATGCCAGTGCAACGGTGCAGGGCAATCTTTTGACCGAAATTGGCGACAATCTTGTGCAAGAAGATGGCGGCTTAATTCTTTTGGAGTGATAAATGGCTGATAAAAAAATCTCCGCTCTATCGAGCGCGTCTGTCCCCCTTGCAGGCACTGAGGTATTGCCAATTGTGCAAAGCAGCGCAACTGTCAAGGTGAGCGTTAACGGCCTGTTCAACAATCCAACAGTGACCAACTATGTTGAAGCTGTTGTTGCCATTGGCACAGTGACCACCACAAACACTATTGCTTTGACCAACGGCACGGTGCAGACTGCAACCCTAACAGCATCAACGGCTTGCACGTTTACCATGCCCACAGCAACCGCTGGTAAATCGTTTGTTCTTTTGCTCAAACAAGCAGCAGCTACAGGTAACGGCACAGCAACATTCACAGGTGTGAAATGGGGTACTTCTGGCGCACCAACTATCACAGCAACTGCGGGCAAGATGGACATTTTGACCTTTATTGCTGATGGCACAAACTGGTACGGTTCAATTGCACAAGGTTACACACCCTAATGTTTGCCGCTAAAAACTTCTTTTTAGCTGGTGGTTCAAAACCACCATATTCAGCAACTTATTTAGTTATTGCTGGTGGTGGTGGCGGTGGAGATGGTGGTGACCTTGGCGGTGGCGGCGGTGCTGGGGGCTATTTAACTGGAACATCTACTTTAACCCCCACTACTTCGTACACAATTACTGTGGGTGGTGGCGGCCCTCCAGATACGAATGGCGTTAATTCTGTTTTTAGCACAGTCACCGCAACTGGCGGGGGTAAAGGTGGTACTAACGGTGGCGCTTCACCAAGTGCTACTGGCGGCAGTGGTGGCGGTGGTGGTGCTACAAATGGTTCTGGTAGTGCTGGTACATCAGGCCAAGGATTTGCTGGCGGTAATGGTGATGCTGTTAATGGCGGTGGCGGTGGCGGCGCGTCTGAGGCTGGAAATACAGACGGACAAGGACATGGCGGCGATGGAACAGCATCAAGCATAACCGGCTCAAGCGTTACTTATGCTGGGGGCGGTGGCGGCAGCGCTTTCTCAGCGGCTGATGGTTATCCAGGCGGCGATGGTGGCGGCGGAAAAGGGGGCGGCACAAGTGTTGCACCTACCGATGGAACAGCAAATACTGGCGGCGGTGGCGGTGGAGTTAGAAGTGGCGCAGGCAAATCTGGCGGCTCTGGCGTAGTCATTTTGTCCATTCCAACAGTTAGTTACTCAGGCACAACCACAGGCTCACCAACAGTCACGACAAGCGGTTCAAACACAATTTTGACTTACAACGCCTCTGGTACATATACAGGGTAAAAAAATGTCACACTTTGCAAAAATTGAAAATGGAATAGTTACTCAGGTAATCGTTGCCGAACAAGATGTAATCGACTCTGGCATCTTTGGCCACGGTTGGGTACAAACCTCATACAACACGCATGGTGGTCAACACCCAGAGGGCAGACCTTTGCGTAAGAACTATGCTGGTGTTGGGTACACATATGACGAACAGCGGGATGCGTTTATTTCCCCCCAACCATTTCCAAGCTGGGTAATGAGCGAGGAAACTTGCCAATGGTCTGCGCCTGTTGCAAAGCCAACGGATGGTATGTATTCTTGGGATGAATCAACAACATCTTGGATTAAACAAAATATCTGATATATTCGTAAAAACCGTACTGGTGCGTTCACCAGGGAGTCTTAGGATTCAAAAATGACTGAAGAAGTCCAACAACCCTTAGCGGAAGTAGACTCCGCGCCAGCTCCACAAGTGACGGCCACTCAGGAAGCTACACAAACGCCGGAAGTCGCTGATGAACCAAAAGAGTCAAGGGTTTTTACCCAAGACGAACTTGATGCAGCAATTGGCAAAAGGCTTGCAAGAGAACAACGTAAGTGGGAAAGAGAGCAGACTCAACGTCAAGCGGAAGCACAGACGCTGAGAGCGCCAGCAACGATCCCGCCGGTCGATCAGTTCGACAGCCCTGAAGACTATGCAGACGCATTGGCCTATCAGAAAGCTGAACAACTGTTAGCCCAGCGAGAACAAGCAAGGCAGCAATCTGCAATTCTTGAGTCTTATCACGAACGCGAAGAAGAAGCTCGGAGTAAGTACGACGACTTTGAACAAGTCGCCTACAACCCGAAACTTCCAATTACTGACGTGATGGCTGAGTCGATCCGAGCCTCGGACATAGGCCCTGAAGTAGCTTACTACCTCGGTGCTAACCCCAAGGAAGCAGATCGAATCTCTCGTCTTGCGCCTATCGTGCAGGCTAAAGAAATTGGGAGAATTGAGGCCAAGATGGCCAACGATCCTCCCGTGAAACGAACCACGTCTGCGCCAGCACCGATTTCGCCTGTCACTGCTCGCTCCTCTGGGGGCCCAGCCTATGACACTACTGATCCACGGTCTACCAAGACCATGACGGATTCGCAGTGGATTGAAGCTGAAAGAGCAAGGCAGATGAAAAAATGGCAAGCGCAAGCCAACCGCTAAACAATTTTTGAAGGATTTTTTCCATGTCTAATAGTATCTTAACGATCGACATGATCACCCGCAAAGCTCTCGAAATTCTCGAGAACAACCTGGTGCTCACCCGTAACGTGAACCGTCAGTACGACGACAGCTTTGCTGTTGAAGGTGCCAAGATTGGTTCTACACTGCGTATCCGTTTACCCGACCGCGCTTTGGTAACTGACGGTGCCGCCCTGCAAGTTCAGGACGACAACGAACAGTTCACCACTTTGACTGTTGCTTCACAAAAGCACATTGGCGTGAACTTCACATCTGCTGAATTGACCATGCAATTGGACGACTTTGCAGAACGTGTGTTAAAGCCTCGTATCAGCCAGTTGGCTTCCAGCATTGATGCTGACGTTGCCAATGCGTACAAAACCATCGGTAACACTGTTGGCACCCCAGGCACCACTCCTTCTACTTCTTTGGTCTTGTTGCAAGCCCAACAGAAGCTGAACGAAAACGCTGCCGTGATGTCACCACGTTACGCTACCGTCAACCCAGCCGCTAACGCTGGTTTGGTCGAAGGCATGAAAGGTTTGTTCAACCCCACCGACACCATCAGCAAGCAGTTCAAGAACGGCATGATGGGCACTGGCGTGTTGGGCTTTGATGAGATCAACATGTCTCAGTCAATCAAGCAGCACACCACTGGCTCACGTAGCGCAAGCGCGTCTACATTGGTCAAGACACCTGGTGTTACTTCTGAAGGTTCATCAACCATTTTGTTGGAACAAGGTTCTGTGTCAACAACAATCAATGCTGGTGACGTGTTCACTATCAGTGGTTGCAATGCTGTTAACCCACAGACTCGTGAAACCACTGGGTCACTGTTCCAATTTGTGGCTTTGACTACCGTTACTGCCTCATCTGGTACTTGGACTGTGACTGTTGCTCCTATGTATTCAGCTGCTCACGCACTGGCTACTATGGATGTGTTGCCTGCAACTGGCGGCGTCGTGACTTTCGTGGGCGCTGCTTCTACTGCCTACGCTCAGAACTTGATCTACCACAAAGACGCGATCACTTTTGCGACCGCCGATTTGTTGTTGCCACAAGGCGTCGATATGGCTGCTCGCGCAGTTCATAACGGTATCAGCTTGCGCGTTGTTCGTCAGTACGACATCAACAACGACCGTATGCCTTGCCGTATTGACGTTCTGTATGGCTTCAGCACAATCCGTCCACAAATGGCCTGCCGCATGTGGGGCTAATCAAATGGGGCTTCGGCCCCGTTTTCTAAATCTTTTCAAAGGAATAAATCATGGCTACATTACCTAACGGCGCAAGCGGTTACCAAGTTGGTGACGGCAATCTTGGCGAAATCAGTTTTTACAACACTAGCGCACCTGTCGCATTGACTGGCGCGTCTGTCACTATCACCGCAGACAATTTGGCTGCCGGTGTGTGCACTATGGACTCCGGCGGCACAGACGCAGGTACCTATGTGTTTCCAACAGGTGCATTGCTTGACGCTGCATTCTCTAGCCTTAAAGTTGGCTCGACATTTGATTGCTCTTTCATCAACATTGGTGATAACGCAGCAAATGACGTGACCTTTACTGCTGGCACGGGCAACACCCTAGTCGGTAACGACGTGATCCAAGATGCGCTGACCAAAACCAGCAACACATCTGGCACGTTCCGTTTCCGCAAAACAGGTGACGCAGCGTATTCAATCTATCGCATCGGCTAAACCTGAATAGGGGCTTCGGCCCCTATTTTTAAAGGAAAAAATCATGCCAAATACAAAACCTGTCGGTGTTGCTTTTAGCGATCCCGAATTAACTGCGGGCACTACAATTACCGGCGCACTTATTGATTCAACATCAAAAATTGCGTCTAATATTGCAAATGGTTTTTCTACGTCTATTCAGGGCGCAACCATTGCAACCACTGGAAACAGCGATGCTTACGTTATTGCTCAAACTGCCGGAACAATTACATCCGCAATTTTTTCGGGTGTAGATGCTCTTACAGCAAACGACACTAACTACATCACATTTTCAATTACCAACCTTGGTCAAGCTGGTTCTGGCTCCGCTGCTTTATTGGCTGCTACAGATGCAAACACCACTAAAGCAACAGGTGGAACTGCATTGGCTGCTAATACCGCACGGTCTTTGACCCTTAACGGCACAGCGGCTAACTTAGTTGTGGCTTCTGGGGATCGTTTGCGTATTCGGGCGGCTGCTTCTGGAACACTTGCCAACACGGTAACATTTCCAACTTATCGTTTGAATTTTACGGTTGTTTAATTAACTAGGGGCCTAAACAGCCCCTTCTTCATATGATTTATCTTCAGCATGAAATTCACGGTCGAAAAATAGCTTACATGGAAATGGAAGCTGAGTTTGATGAAAAAAATGGCTGGGTGCGATATACTTTAGACACGCCTGTTGAGGCGGCTCCTGTCGTCAACGAACTGGAAGTCAAACGTCGTCGTAGCCGACCCACAGAGGTGGTCGAACAAGGAGCATAAACATGGCCATCTATACCGCTGGCGATCAAATCAATAGAGCATTGCGATTGCTTGGCGTGTTGGCTGAAGGTGAAACACCTTCTGCGTCCGTGTCTCAAGATTCGCTGATGGCGTTGAATCAAATGATTGATTCATGGAACACTGAGCGCCTATCGGTTTTTAGTACCCAAGATCAGACGTTTACTTGGCCTGCGGGTCAAATTACGCGCACTCTTGGCCCCACAGGTAATTTTGTAGGCAACCGTCCCGTACTGTTGGACGATGCTACCTACTACCGCGATGCAGGCACCAATGTGTCTTATGGCATCAAGTTTATCAACCAACAGCAGTACGACGGCATTGCTGTTAAAACTGTGACGTCCACGTACCCACAGGTCATTTTTGTCAACATGACCTACCCTGACGTTACGATGACCATTTACCCGCGTCCTACACGGGACTTGGAATGGCACTTTATTTCAGTTCAAGAATTGAGTCAGCCCGCAAATTTAGTGACCAATATCTTGTTTCCGCCAGGCTATCTGCGGGCATTCACCTACAACTTGGCAATGGAAATCGCACCTGAGTTTGGCGTGGAGCCAAGCCCTCAAGTGCAACGCATTGCCATGACCAGCAAGCGCAATCTGAAGCGCATCAACAATCCTGACGACATCATGTCAATGCCTTACGCCATTGTGTCATCACGTCAGCGGTTCAACATTTTTGCTGGCAACTACTGATGAAGACGCCGATCCTTGGCTCCAGCTACGTTGCCCGCAGCATCAACGCTGCGGACAACCGCATGGTCAACCTGTTTCCTGAAATTATTCCCGAGGGCGGCAAAGAACCTGGGTTTCTTAACCGCGCCCCTGGTCTTCAGTTTCAGCAAACCATAGGCACTGGCCCAATTCGAGCACTGTGGGCGCACCAAACCAATGGCTCAGACTTCTTTGTGGTGTCCGGCACCGAGTTCTACAAAGTTACAGGATTGACCGCCACGCCCACCAAGCTAGGTGATGTGACCGGAACTGGCCCAGTGTCCATTGCTGACAATGGCACACAAATCTTTTTGGCTTGCAATCCTGACGGGTTTATCTATAACGAAGCCACCAATGTATTTGCCAAGATCACCGACCCTGACTTTACGGGCGCTGTGACTGTAGGCTACTTGGATGGGTATTTTGTTTACAACGAACCAGACTCTCAAAAAGTGTGGGTGACTCAATTGCTTGACGGCACCTCGGTTGACCCGCTTGATTTTGCGTCTGCTGAAGGCTCACCAGACGGGCTAGTCGCCATCAATGTAGACCACCGAGAAGCATGGCTGTTTGGCACTGACTCAATTGAAGTTTGGTACAACGCTGGGCAGGCTGACTTTCCTTTAACGCGCATTCAAGGCGCTTTTAACGAAATTGGGTGCGTAGCGGCGTTCTCTGTTGCAAAGCTCGACAACGGCCTGTTTTGGTTAGGCACAGATGCCCGTGGCCAAGGTATTGTCTACCGCGCCAATGGATACACTGGCGTCCGCGTTTCTACTCATGCCATTGAGTACGCTATTGCCCAGTACGGCAACATTTCAAACGCTGTGGCTTACACCTACCAACAAGAAGGCCATGCCTTCTATGTGCTGACGTTTCCAACTGCCAACGCAACTTGGGTCTACGATGTGTCTACCCAAGCGTGGCACGAACGCGCTGGCTGGAATACTTCATTAGGTGAATTTACCCGCCACCGCAGCAACTGCCAATGTAATTTTGGCGGCAACACGGTAGTAGGCGATTTTGAAAATGGCAACATTTATACACTTAGCCTGAATGTGTACGCGGACAATGGCGGCATCCAAAAGTGGCTGCGGTCGTGGAGAGCGTTGCCAACGGGCCAAAACAACCTCAAGCGCACGGCGCAGCACAGTCTTCAATTAGACTGTGAGTCGGGCACTGGTTTGGTTACCGGCCAAGGCAGCAATCCTGAGCTTATGTTGCGCTGGTCGGATGATGGTGGCCACACATGGTCGAATGAACACTTAAGCCAAATGGGTAAGATCGGCGAGTATTACCGCCGTGTCTTTTGGCGTAGGCTTGGTATGACGCTTAAGCTACGTGACCGTGTTTACGAGGTGTCAATGACTGACCCCGTAAAGGTTGCAATTATGGGTGCTGAACTATTGATTAGCCCCACAAACGCATAATGGCTACAACGTCCAATGTCACCCAAATCACGGCCCCCCGTGTTGAACTTATTGATCCACGAACAGGTTTGGTGTCGCGGGAATGGTATCGGTTTTTCTATAACCTGTACACAATTACGGGCGAAGGTACTGGAGTAACACTTGCAATCAATGGTGGTACGGGTATTTCGTCTTACTTGGTAGGCGACTTACTGTACGCCAATACCACAACTACTTTGGCAAAACTCCACCCTGGGTCGGCTGGCCAAGTGCTTACTACCCAAGGTGCTAATGCGCCGCCAGAATGGTCAACTTCGACTGGTACGGCTCCAGTTACTAAAACTGCCGATTTCACTTTAGCAGATACTGAGTCTTGGGTTATCAACAACAAGTCAGGATCAACCTGTACGGTTACCTTGCCCGCGCCATCTTCTTACAACGGGCGACAGGTTACATTTAAGAATATGCAAGCGCAGTTTTTGGTGTCCGCATCAAGTAATGTTGTGCCACTCGACAGCATTTCGGCTGGAACCTTAATTCTCTTGGATGTTATTGGAAATTGGGCGACAATGGTGTCTGATGGCACGAACTGGGTCATCATGCAAGCCGCGTCCAACAACAACCTGCTTTTGGAATGACTACGATTATGAACAGTATTGCCGTTGAGTCAAATCTTAAAGAACGCGTTGAGGCGCGGCAAACAGAGTTGTCTTCAGATTTAGTTGATAAGGTTAAATTTCGTCAAAACGTCTTGACTGTTCAAGCCGGATTAGATGCCATGATTGCCAACGGCGAAGTAGAATCTATTGCTGAAGAATGCACGTTGAAACATTATTTTTCACCTAAAGATGAAAAGTATGGGTGCTGCACTTACGCCAGAGAGATAAAGCTCCCTAAAGGGTCAATAGTAATCGGAAAAATACACCGGCATCAGCATCTTAATTTCATCACGCAAGGTGAAGTTATCGTATACACCGAGTTTGGCGAAAAGCATTTAAAAGCACCTTGCACGTTTATCTCAGAGGTTGGCTTGAAACGTGTGGTTCGCGCGCTAGAAGACACAATATGGACGACTGTCCATTTGACTGAATTTGAGTCTGAAACTGAGCTAGATAAAATTGAACATGAAGTTATCGCCCCGTCATACGACGATTTGGGACTGATTGCATCTGTTGAAGCATTGCCGCAAATACCGGCGCAAGGAGTTTGATATGACATGGGTAGCAACAGCAGTTGTAGGTAGTGCAGCCGTAGGCGCGTACTCAGCTAATAGAGCCGCAAAAGAGCAAGCTGGCGCAATGGATCGTGCTTCGGAATTGCAATACCGGCAATACCAAGAAGACGTTGCAAGACAAAAACCGTTCTACGATGTAGGCGTCAACGCGTTACCAGAACTGGTCGCCGCGTCAAAATACACGCCTTTTGGTATGGAGCAATTTCAAGCCGACCCTGGGTATGCTTTTCGTTTGAAAGAAGGCCAACAAGCCCTTGACCGTCAAGCGGCGGCGCGCGGCGGATTGATCTCTGGCGGGGCGCTGAAGGCTGCGACACGATATGGCCAAGAGATGGGTAGCCAAGAGTACACCAACGCATTCAATCGCTATCAGGCCGAACGCACCGCGCGTCTGCAACCTTTACAAGCATTGACAGGCATGGGCCAAAGTACAGGCCAACAAATTAGCCAAGCGGGGCAAACTATGGCGTCAAATGTTGGCAACAACATGGGCAGCGCGGCTGCGGCCAGAGCATCAGGCTATGTAGGTGGGGCCAATGCTTTGACAAGCGGTTTAGGCACATATTTAAACTACAGCCAAGGTCAAAATACGCTTGCGGCTTTGCGTGATAGGGGTCAATATACACCTGGGTCGTATAATTTCCGTGGCCCAATGGAAACGTAAGGAATAAAATATGCCTATCGATCCTAGAATTTCCCTTGGTGTTCAGCCGCTTCAAATAGCTGATCCAGTAGCTCAATACGGCCAAGTGCAAAACATTTTGGCTGCTCAAGATCAAAGAAGAGCTGCGGGTACTCAAAACGAATTGGCGCAAGCACAGTTGGGCCAAACTCGGATGGCGATTAAAGAAGCGCAAGAAGCGCAAGATTACGTAGCGCAAGTTATGGACGCAGCCAAGAAAAACGGCGCGCCTACTGACGACCCTATGGATGCCGCTATGCAAATGTTGCGGCATCCAAACGCAAAAGTCCGAGCAGCGGGCCAAAATTTGCTTGACGCAAACGAAAAAGTTTTGGCGTATCAACAGCAAGCTACGTTCTTAAAAGATCAAGCCCCAGCACCAGTAGCGGCTCAACCTGATATAGAAAACAAACTTGCGCCTGCGCCTGCTGCGTCAGTCAACGCTATGGCTGCGCCAGCAGACGCCAAACAACAACTTGCGTTAAAAATAAATGACGGCGACAGAAAATACGGCAGCGCACCTGGGTGGATAAAGCAGCGTGATTTGTTGGTTGAAGAATACAAACAACTGCTTAAACCTGAGTTTGAGTTTAAAGAAATCACCAACCCAGACGGCACAATCGGTGTTCAAGCTATCAACAAGCGTACTGCGGTAGCCCAGCCAGTTATGAGCGCCGGTCAAATTTTAACTAGCCCCAACATCCCCGCGCAACGTCTTCAGTTTGACAAAGACAAACTTGATTGGGAGAAAGCAAACCCAGGCAAAGAAATTAAAGAAGTCAACAACGCAGATGGCACAACCAGCTATTTTGGAATTGATAAACGTACTGGTGAAGCAACTCCAATTACGATGGGCGCGGGGGCAACCGCACCAAACCAACCTTTGACTGGCGCAAAAACAAGCAGCCCACCTCCAAGCATGGTGGCTGAGTACACTTTTGCCAAAACACCTGAAGGCGGCAGTTTTAAAGGCTCTTACCAAGACTTTGTAACCGCCCGCGCAGCGGCTGGTCGAGCACCACAGCAACCACCGCAACCTCAACCACCAGTTGCGGTTGTTGACCCAAAAACTGGAAAACAAATTTACGTTACCAGAGAGCAAGCGTTGTCTGGACAAATGACACCTGCTAACGCAATGGAAGGCTTGGCACCAAAAGAAATTCAAGCGCGTGAAGCTAAGTTCCCCGCCGCTACATCTGCGGTCAAGACATTTGAGTCAAGCGCAGATAAATTGGCGGCGGATTTGGAAAGGTTGGCCAAGCACCCTGGCCTATCTGGAATTTCAGGTTTGATTTATGGCCGCACACCGGCGCTTACCAAAGACGCCCGTGCAGCGCAAGCGTTGTACGACAGCATTGTTGCTCGCGGCGGCTTTCAAGAGTTGCAAAACATGCGAGCATCGTCCCCGACTGGCGGCGCGTTGGGCAACGTATCAAACCAAGAAGGTCAATACTTGCGTGATGCGTTTGCACCTATCAACCGTACGCAAGACACCGCTGATTTGAGTAGGTCGTTAACGGAAGCGGCTAACGCAACTAGGGTGTCCAAACAACGTGTGCGTGAAGCGTATGATCTGACTTATGATTACAAGAATCAAGGTAAAGCACCCGCAGGCGCTGTCGACGCCAACAACCCCTTGTTGAAGGGAAAATAAATGGCCGATTTAGCCACGATCCTTAATGATCCTAACTATGTCAACGCAAACGAGGCGACAAAGGCGGCTATTTTTTTAAAGTACGCACCTGAAGACCCAAACTACGTCAACGCAAACGAAGCCACCAAGCAAGCTATCCATGAAAAATTTGGTGTGCAAGGTGTTGCCAAACAAATTAGCGAAAGCATCGCCACTGCAATGGGCTCGGCAGACGCGCCGTCTGAGATACCTGCGGCCCGCGCAGAGCCCACAACCTATGAAACAGTTCGTGAGTTTGTCGCCCCAACCGTAAGCATGTTGGGCGCAGCGGGGGGTGCATACGCTGGTATCCCGTTTGGCCCTCCAGGCATAGTCAGCGGCGCTGGATTAGGCTATGGCATGGCGCAAGAAGCGCTTAACTTGGCTGATATTTATATCGGTGGCAAAGCCCCGCGTGAAGGCGCGGCTATGGTTACTGAGCCGGTTAAGAATGTGTTGGAAGGCTCAACATACGAAGTTGGCGGTCGTGTTGTGGCTCCGTACGTTGGTAAAGTAATTGGCGCTGCAATGGACTTGCGTCAAATACCAGCACAAAAAGCCGCAAAGATTGCCCGTGATGCGTTGGGTGACGATTTGCCTCAAGTGCTTAACGCGCTTCGCACTGCACCACCAAACCTTAGCGCAGCACAAGCCACGGCCAACATTACCAACCCCACATGGCAGGCTTTGATCGAACGCCGTTTGGCCAGCGACCCCAAGTTTGTGTTGAACCTTAAAAACATGAACGAGGCCGATGGTGTCAACGCGTTGGCCAAATTAGCAGGCGGCTCTACTGCGACTGAAACACGCGCTACGCTTGAATCCGCCAAAAACAATTTGAATGCCATGACAGGCCCACAACGTGAGGCCGCGCTCAACCGCGCCAATTTGGGTAAAGATGTGGCGGCGTACGAGGCTCAGGCAGGCAAGTTAAGCGCTGAAGCTGCTGCTGAAGTTCAGAAAGTGCGTGACTTGATTAAAGCGGGCAACGCCGCGGAGGCATGGGCCAGACTTGACTTGATTAAACGCGGTTTACCCGTTGGCGCAACCCCGTACACTAATTTTGGCCAGCTTTCTAATAAAGCGTTGAACGAATGGTCATCTAAAGCGGCTGACGCTTCTCTTGACCTTGGTCAAGGCGCTCGGTTTGCTCAAGGCGCTGCCGACGCTTTAAGGTCTGTGGGCGTCAAACCTTTGGAGACAGCACCGCTTATTGAAAGTATCAGGTCTGTAACCAACAGACCTGAATTTGCAGGCAACGACCTATTGGCTGGTGCGGCAAAAAATGTTGCTGACGATATTGCCAAATGGACGGCCAGCAACGGCGTGATTGACGCTGTTGCTTTGGAAGCCATCCGCAAAAATTCAGTCAACGCCGCAATTCAACAGTTGCGCCCAGGGGTTGACGCAACCACTCAACGCAATCTTGCTGCGTCGGTAATGGCCAAAATCAAACCCTTGATTGATGACGCCATTGAAGGTGCTGGTGGTTCTGGCTGGCGCAATTATTTGACAAACCACGCCAAGGGTATGCAACAAATTGCGGAGAAGAAACTCTCAGGCGAGGCGCTCAAACTGTACAAGACCAACAAAGATGAATTTGTGCGGTTGGTGCAAGGCGAATCGCCTGAAGCAGTTGAAAAGATTTTGGGCCCTGGCAGTTACGACATTGCCAAAGAAGTAAGCGAAAACACTTTGAACGTGTTACGCGATCAAGCTGCCAAAACTATCCGCGAAGTCAACATCAAGACTCAAGTAGCGGGCGGCCAAGAGGCGCTTAAAGAACTGATGCTGCAAAACTTGTCCAAGTTCCGCTTGCCGTCGTACATTACTGCTGTGGCCGCAACAACCAACAAGGCCATGCAAATTCTTGAAAACAAGATCGGCGCAAAAACGCTGGGTACGTTGACCGAAGCGTTTAAGACACCTGGCGCAACCGCAGACTTGTTGGAAAGTTTGCCTGGGCCTGAACGTAATCGAGTGGCAAAATTGCTATCTGATCCTAAAAGCTGGGTGCAAAAAGCAGCAGCGCCAGCAACCATTGGCGTAACAAATGCGTTAGCGCCCCCACAACAAAACCAAAACGCGTTGGCTCCGTAATACCCTTAAGGAAAACACATGGCTAGCTTAACCCCCACCCCCAAACAACAGATTTTCGGATCGGATGGCTTGCCTCTTGTCGGCGGCAAAATCTACACTTACGCTGCGGGTACAACAACGCCGCTTGCAACTTATACCGATTCAGGTGCTGGTACAGCTAACACCAACCCAATTATTTTGAATTCGCTGGGGCAAGCTAACATTTGGTTGGCTTCCGCATCATCGTACAAGTTCAGCGTGTACACATCTGCCGATGTGTTGCTGTACACCGTGGACAACATCGCCACGCCCATTGATTACATATCTTTGGTCACCTCGCTTGCCTCACCACCACCTATCGGTAGCACTGCGCCTAACACTGGCGCGTTTACCACGCTGACTGCAACTACGGGCAATATCACTACTGTCAATGCAACTACAGTTAACGCAGCCACTATGACTGCAACTGGCACAATTACCGCTGAAACTTTGACTTTTGAGGGCGGCGGGTCAATGACTAGACCGCCGGAACCAAGCATTAAGCCAATCACTGCTACTGTAGCTGCTAACGCCCTTACGGTCACATTAAACCCAACTATTTTGGAGTTTAGGTCTGCCACTTTAACTAGCGGTACTGTAGTGTCTCGCATAATTTCATCGGCTATATCTGTAACCGTTTCGTCAGGGTCAACATTAGGTACTGTTTCAGCAGTGCAGAGCCGTATTGTTGTATTGGCTCTTGACAATGCTGGCACAGTAGAACTAGCGGTTGTCAACATCTCGGGCGGTAATGACCTAACTGAGACAGGCCTTATCAGCACCACTGCGGAAGGCGGCGCAGGCGCTGCCGATAGTGCATCGACCGTCTACTCCACCACTGCGCGTACAAACTTGGCTTACCGTGTTGTTGGTTACATTGAGAGCACACAAGCCACGGCAGGTACATGGGCTACTACACCAAGCACTATCCAAGGATGTGGTGGCCAAGCTCTGACTGCTATGAGTAGCTTGGGGTATAGCCAAACTTGGCAAACAACTTTAACAAGAACATCGGGTACAACATACTACAACACCACTGGAAAACCTATTATGTTTTCGAGTACGGTAAATTTAACATCGGGTTGCACAGTTTCTGTAAATGGCGTAACTATTATCAATACAGGTTCAATTGCAGGTTTAAGTTGCATAACATTTGTTGTTCCTCCTAGTGGGTCTTATGTAATAACAGTTGGATCGGGATTTAGCAGTGCAGCAATTTCAGAACTTCGTTAAGGATTAAAAATGTCACATTACAAAGACACTCAAAACAAGCTGCACTTCCTTGATGACGATTCATTCGCCTATCTCTTACCTGCTGGCTCAGTGCCAATCAGTGACGCAGAAGCCGAGGCGCTGCGCCCAAAAACAACGCTCACCTACGCGCAAAAACGTGCGGCTGAGTATCCTCCTATGGCTGACTACCTTGATGGTGTAGTCAAGGGTGATCAAGCGCAAATTGACAAGTACATTGCAGACTGCCAAGCAATTAAGGCTAAGTATCCAAAATGAGCGAAATAGAAAAAGACCACGCCGTTCATGTTGCGGTATGCAGCGAACGATACGCCGCCATTGAAAAAGCCTTTACCGAAGGCGACAAGCGCATGACGCGCATTGAGTATCTGCTCTACGTCGTGATCGGCGCGGTGTTGCTGGGCCCAGGCTTTGTTGGCACGATAGTCAACAAACTTATAGGCGGGTGAAATTGAACCTATCACATTGGCATTGGCTGCAATTGCTGGAATTAAGCAAGGTGTGGCTATGTATAAAGATGCCAAAGCTGCGGGTACAGACCTTTATAAGATAACCAAAGAGATTTCTGGTTTCATTGGGCAATTCTTTGACGCGCATGAAGAAGTAAAAAAAGACGTTAAGCGCCAAGAGCTTGACCCGCCCAAAACCAAATCGATGAAAGCGCAGGCGCTTGAGAACGTGTTTCACCAGATCGAGTTGGAGCGCCAGTCGGTAGAATTGCGTGAGTTTTTGGTCTACCACACAGACCCTGCGTTGGGTGCCGTCTGGTCACGGTTCGAAGAAGAATATAAAAAACTGAACGAGGAAAACGAACAGCAGATTGAATTGGAACGCCAATTGGAGATTCAACGTAAATGGCAACGCAGAAAAAACCTCAACAATCTGCAAGACAAGGCGCTAATAATCGCAGCAGTTCTGACAGTTACTATATACCTCCACCTGCTCCTATGGTCGATAAAACAAATGACAACGGACAAGTAGTTTTTTTGATCGCCCTGATTGCGGTGATGCTAATTCTGCCGCTGTTCCTGTACGTGATGGCGTCAATGTATTTTGATATGCTCCTTGTGCAACAAGAAAACAAACAGCAGGCAGCGATCATTCGCCGCCTTATCATTCAATTGGAGGATAAAAAATGATTCCCATAGTCGCATCGTTGCTCGGCACATTGGCCCAAAACGGTCTTGGCCTGCTCTCCAGCGCCATCCAAGCCAAGGGTAAGCAAGTGGTCGAGAACACGCTTGGCGTAAAGATCCCCGACGCACCCACGCCAGAAGATGTTGGCAAGCTGCGCCAGCTTCAGTTTGAACACGAAGAACGTCTGATGGAGTTGGGCATTGAGAAGGCCAAGATGGAATTGGCCGAGCTTGACCTGTTGGCCAAGGCCGCGCAAAGCGACGCTGACAATGTCACAGACCGCTGGCAGGCAGACATGTCCAGCGATTCATGGTTGTCCAAGAACATACGCCCTATGAGCTTGATAGCCATCTTTCTGGGCTACTTCTTGTTTGCCATGATGTCTGCCTACGGGTACAACGCAAACGAGTCCTACGTCACGTTGCTGGGCAACTGGGGTATGCTGATCATGGGTGCGTATTTTGGTGGGCGCACGATTGAAAAACTTGCTGATATGCGAGGCAAAAAATGAGCTTATCCGACGAACAAGCCGCATTCCTTTTGGATGCCTGCAAACTGATTCAATACGCAACCGACCAAGGTTTTAAGGTCACTGGCGGTGAGTTGGCCAGAACGCCTGAACAGCAAGCGATCTACTTTAAGACAGGCCGCTCCAAGACCATGAAGTCGATCCACTTGAAGCGTTGCGCCATTGATTTGAACTTCTTCAAAGACGGCAAGATTATTTGGGACAAAGACACCATCGCGCCGTTGGGCGTTTACTGGGAGTCGTTGCACCCTAAGAATCGTTGGGGTGGTCACTTCAGTAACCTAGTGGACTGCCCGCACTTTGAGCGCAACGCTTAATCAGCGAAGAAATGCAGCAGGGCAACGATTGCGCCGATGCCAACGATTGCGCCGATGAACAAGACTCCGATGGTAATTAGAAGTTCACTCACGTCTTCTCCTTGATGTCGTAAAACCAATCATCGCCTGCGCTCCACTTGCGTGTGCCGTCAACAGTATAAAACTCCTTGGCTGCTTGAAAGTCAGGAAACTTTGTCTCCGCAGGTATTAGGCTTTGGTCATACCACAGGCACCTGTTGTTGGGCTGACAAGCAAACTGTCCGTTGTCCAACATGATCCAGTTAAAGGATTTGTGTTCTTCAGCCTGTTCGGTAAAGCCTGTGTCAAGCGTCAATTCATCAGCGCAAAAGTCCACAGTAAACATGTACCGCCCAAAGTGCCATTGTTTATCTTTGCCCAAAAACTTTACGCCCAAATTGCGTAAGCCGATCTTTTCAATGACGGTGAACCGATAACCCATGCAGTCCCACAACTGAAGCGTGTCGATTGACAACGTGCCGCTGTAATCCTCATGCCACACATACGCATGAATTGGTAGCTTGTCATACAGCGCGCCGTATGCGGGCAACAATGACTCAATGCGAAACACTTGGCCACGCAACGCTTTAAGGCTCACCCAAATGGCTGGCTCCAACTCACCGTGACCTTTGTGATGGTTGTACAAAAACTCACGCTTGACAAAGCATTTGATGGGCGGCAGCGATGCCACGATGTAACTCATGTGTTATTCTCCTTCAGCTTTGATTCAATGGCATGGGCAAACCGCATAGATTGCCAACTACTGTCCCATCCGTTTTCCACACAAATTGTTTTAATTTCTTCAACCGTCAGCCCTACCCATGTGCGCTGTGGTGGGGTGGCTCTAACCATGTGTTTTAACCAATCAGCCTGAAACCACTCATCTTGCCCGTTAATCCTGACGCATAAGTCTGTGTGATGTGCGTGTTTTAAACGGTCAATTAAAAGTTGAATGGAATCTACTTGAAGCGAATTTATGTTTTTTTCAGTCAACAACCACGCCACAGGCTCTTGCTCTGTGCGCTGTGGTGGGTGTAATCGTGGGGTATGGTGATCGTAGACTTTAAGTGCTGTGTCCAAAGCAGTCAAAAAAGGTAAGCCATTATTGACCATTTCCTCAATATTGTTGCCAAGAATTGCACTTTTCTTTCGCCCTTGTTCTGATAAATCTTGCTCTGTGCACTGTGGTGGTGTACAAGTGTGAATGTCGTTTGTGCGTTTGCCGCATCGTGGGCAGAAGTTTTGTTCTTGGCTTTCCAACTCTGCAATGGCTTGCTTCCCTGCTTGGTAAGCCGCATACCCTTTGTTGAGCATTGATTGATTGGGCAAGCCAGCGTCAATTGTGTAGTAGTGATACTTCTTTAACGCTTCTTGCATCTGTTTCAATACTTCAATCATTTATTTAACTCCCTGTACGCCTTAATGGCGTCTTTCAATTCGTTCTGCAATTGTTCAATGCGTTCTTGTTGCTCTTGCATCTTGGCGTAGGCTTCTTTGGCAAACTTGGCCAAGTTAGCTTGGCTCCACAAATCAAAGTTCGGCATTTCGTTTCTCCTTGATACTTTGCGACAACATTTGGCGCAACCACTTGGCACCACCTAAACGCTTCCACTCTGCATGGTGCGCCGGTATCAACCGCACACCTACATATTTGTCCACGCCAGTCAATTCACTCTTGGGTCTTGGCATTTGTGCTCATCTCCGGCTGATTTGGTTAGAAAAATAAGGTAGCAATTACTGCATCGCCAGACAAGACCTTCTTGCATGACCGTCCTACCGCGCTCGCGTCGTTTGCCGAAAAATGTTCTGATTGCTTCAATCATGCTTCCTCGCTTTCAGCATTGCGTCTGCTATTGCGTAAGCCTGTGTTGGTATCTCTGAAAATAAACTATCATTGTCAATTAACGCCTGCATAGCCTTGGCAGCCATGTAGTCACGAAGGGTCATTCCACTGTGACCATTGCTTCTCAAATTGCCAAACGTTACTTCGTTACCACTTGGAAATGCTGGTGAGTTGTTCATATTCAGTACCTGTATTTAGGAGCACACGTCACGTCAGCCACGACGTCAGCGGTGTAGTTGTTGATCTTGCGTTTGCCAAACACCATCACCGCGCGTAGGCCAGAGCTTTCACACTCTTGCACGGCCAAGATGACTTCGTTGCGGCTCATGGCTTGGATGTTCTTGTCCAGCACCATCTTCTGCTCGGCGGTGCCGTTGCTGTCGAACATGGGCGCGCTGCCCGCGCAGCCGCTCATCAATAAAAGTAAAAGGTACTTCATGGTTGTTTTGCCTCATGTAAAAGTTCAATACGTTCACGCGACGCTCTGAGCGTGGTGTAGCGTTGGTGCAGTCGCTCCAGCACCACCACACGCTTGGCGTTCGCGCGCTCATGGGTCAGCATCTCCAACACCTTGGCTTCGTCAAAAGTCTTGAGTTCTTCATTTAATTTTCGCCATGTGAGTTGCAATTTTGTCCTCCAGTTTTTTAGTTAACGCCATGCTCTTGCTCAACTTACGCCAAGCAGCGTTATGGTCGCGCCGATAAATTTTTTGAATAGACTTCTCAGCCTTAAGCTGGGTCTTCCAATTGTTCAAACGTACACTCATTTCAACTCCTCCATTGCAATATCCGATATGGCGCGCTTGTCGTGTAGCGCACCCCAAATTTTTTCATCTATGGTTTTGTTTGTGAGCATGACGTAGCACCAGACGTCGTGCTTTTGTCCTGATCTGTGCAGACGCCCAACGGTCTGTTCGTACAGTTCCAACGACCAAGGCAAGGACAGGAAAATGATTTTGCACCCGCCAAATTGAAGGTTGAGTCCGTGACCCGCCGATTTCGGATGCACCAGTAAGAGCTCAATTTTTCCTTCGTTCCAACGTTGAATGGCGCTCTTGTCGTCAAGGGTTTGGGCGTGGGGGTAACGACGCTTAAGCTCTGCCAACTCCTCTTGATACGTGTAAGCAATGATCGTATTGGCTCTTTGATTTTCATTTATCAACTCCTCAAGCCGGTCAAATTTATGTGCGCTAAACCA